GGGTACATGCCGTGCCAGTGGAAGTTTGGGCCATCGTAGATGGGGATGTCGCACTCTTCGCCAGCCGTGCAAATCAACCGGCCATAAGGGTAAACCGGATGACCGGGCAATACAGTGTAAGTGAAGTTCCCCCAACCAACTCGAATCGGATGTTTTCCCTGATTGATGCGGTCGTCCTGGAACCAGAACTCGCGGGCGCGCGCCATCGGGATGCGGCCAGACTCGATGATGCTCGCCCCCTTCTCCGAATCAATCGTCGAGGCGATGACGTTCCTGAGTCCTGGATTCATGTTGTTCCAAGTGTACTCGGGAATGTAGAACGGTCGCGACGCGAACGAGCGATGCCACCCCGTGGCCTCGGGCTTGATAGCTCGGGCCAAAATCGAGAACTTGTCGTAGAACCATGAGAGCGGTTTCCAGCATTCGTAGATGACTCCCGCGCTTTGCTGGAAATCGTTTCGCGAGGGGAGGATGGGAATAACTTGGTCAGAGCCCAAAGACAGGAACGCGGGGTGCTGTTCCTTCGTGTTCATGCCGACTTTGGTGTACCCGATTCCGAAGGAAGCATGTTGAACGCTTTCCATCATGGTGATGTCGCCGTCCTGGTCGAGCCAGTTCGACGCCGAAAGTTTGGTGATATTCTGTGCGATGCTCTTGTAGTTTTCGTTTTCGGAGTGGACGTAAGTGTTGAGCCGGATGTCGCTGATGATCGACTGGAGTTCTTTCCAGTAGCGCAGGGAGAGGTTGAAAACGGGCTTCGCACGGTACGACGGCCGGCCTTGGGGCCAGTGGTTTCCGCTGAGAACCTGAATCCACTTCGGAATGTCCTGAAGTTCAGGGTCTTCGCCCTGAGATTGTGCCGAGGCATGATGAACGTTGCGGCACCATTCCGAGGTTTCGCTGTCGTAATACTTCTGGTAGATGACGGCACCGCTTTCATCGCGGACAAATGGTGGCGGCGTGCCGTACTCCCGGCCCATGACTTCCGCTACCTTCGGCGGTTCCTTCACACGTTCTTCAAGCCTTGCTTGGAGTGTCCCCATGATTGTTCCTCAGTGCAAACCTATACGTAACGGCTGCCGAAACGTGGAAAACCGACCGCGTAACGAATCCGAGTTTTTCCCTCTTGCTCAATTCTCTCGTCGCGCGCCCATACGGCATAATGTTCAGGACTGAGTTTCCTCCAACCCAAGTATCCCTTCAACTCTGGATGAGTCAAAGGTGGTTCCCATAATCTGTCAGGACCGATTCCCTTTTCGTTGATATCGTCAATGAGTCGAATGATGGCTTCACGCATCTGTTCGCACGTTGAAGCCAAGCCAGCAGCGCTTTGGTCAATGGAAGAAACTCTGTCAACCCAAGTCCAGGAGCAATTCAAGTGAGCGCCGTCGAAGAACAAACCCCACGTCCCAGTGTTGCTGACGTAAAGGCGATGATCGCCTTCTTTGGGGTAGGCTAACCACTGGGCTTTCAGATCTGCTGTGTCCTGCCCTTTCTTCCATCCAGTCCAGGTTATTCGGTATCCCCTGTACTCGAATTCGTCGGGGGGTTCGATCTCTCGAATTGGCGAACAGGTGATTTTGCTGGCCCCCGCAAAAACCGAGCCTAGTCCGAGAATTGAAAGCATCCCTCTCCTATCCATATTCCCTCCTCATCGCTGCTCGGTGCAGGCCTGCACTACGCCTGCTTCTGTAGCCTTTCTTGAAGCGTTGGAACCCTTCTCCCATCGGGTCCCAACCCAAAATTCGGCGCCTTCACGGCGACTTGCTCAGTCTTTTCCTTCGTGAGCACCGCCACATCTTCTTTGAGCTTCTTGTACCGGGCCGGGAATCGCTTCCTCGCCTCAGCCTCGGCGGCCTGCTTCTCCCGTGGGTCCATCTTGGACTCTGGAGAATCGTTGTAGGGGTGGAAGACAAGGTGCTCTTCGCGCATCAGTTGGCGAAGTTGCGCGCGGTCACGAACGTATACTTCGGAACCGTCCTTGCGAATATTCCGGGTAAAAAACGGCTTGAACGGCTGGAAGCAAACGGTTGGAGTTTTCTTATCGAGAATCCCACGACAATCTGGACAACGCTGTGGAACTTCCGAAAGGGCTATCGTCGCGAAGAACTTATCATCCCTCTCGTACCCACAGTCTTTGCAAATTAGGTCCCAAACTGGCATCTGTCGCCCCACTTAGCTGTCGCTGTGAATATTCTTTATAATCGGGAAAAGTTCCCCGACCGTCACCATTAAGTCATACGGGTAGTTGTAGGGAATCCAGCCGGTCTCGCCAGCATCGGAAACTGCTCGCCTCGCAAGCCCCAGCATTTGGCCATTGCAACTTGTCGAGTCTGCGGTCGCCGACATCAATATCCCGAGTAACTCGATTCCCGTGGTCTTAACACGCTGGAGCACCAAGTCCCCTGCGTGGGCTTCAGAACCGTCTGCGTAATGCATTGTTTTCTCCTCTCTTGCTTTCAGAATCTCGGAATATCCCCCAATGGATCTACAGCATCGGGATCCGGGACTGCTTCTGGTTCTCCAATGCAGCCCTGCACCGGCGGAACAGGAAGAGCTTTTAGCGCCTTCCACTCAGCAACGATGCTTGCTACATTCCCGCCCGTCGAGGGAACCTCGCCAAGTGCCTTTTTGAGAGTCTCCCACTCTTTCGGACTGAAGAAGAGGGATTGCAGGTTCATGCGCTGATTGAAGTACCCCGACGCGAACGCCGCCTGGACGTAATTCCTCAGACATGCGTTGACCGTGATATTGTTCCCCGCCGCCACTCGCTTGATGGCCGCAGCGAGGTTTCCGTCGAGTTCGATGATGGCGGTCATTGGCCCCATGTTGAACCGCTTCTGAATCGCCTCGATGAGCGATGCCTCAGAGTTGAAACTCCGCACGTTCAGCAGATTGCTGATCGCCGTAATGCCTTCCGTTGTGAGTTCAATCCCAGCCTGCCAACCCGCTGTGAAGGTTTCAACGCACTTCTGGATGGCGTCCTTCACCGCCGCGCCGTTGAAGAGCTTGCGCAGGATAATCAGTTGTGACCGGGGAACCTCGACTTCGATTGTCTGGTAGGTTTCTTGCTCCATGACTTCCTCCTCGTCGCTGTGGGGATTCTACATCATAATTGGTCGAAAGGGGGAATGTTAAATCCTTTCTCCGCCTTGGGACCAGTAACCATCGCTATCAGCCGCTCCGCTTCGAGCGTTCCACTCTGCGGCTTTTTCTCTGCTCCCTGAATCAATGAGTTGCACTTCGGGCACCTTGCGTGACCGCCCTGGCTTGGGTCGTCAGTGTCAAACTTGTGACCTTTGACGCATGTGGCGATATAGTTTCCGCCCTCGCGACTTCGCGTGATTCCCGCCGGCAGGTTGAACCGGCCCGTCATCGGGTCGCGGTCATCCTCATGTGCAGCATAATTCGCACAGAGGCCGGCCATAATGCTGTTCGAAATTACAGTTCCGTTGGCAACGAAACTATGGTCTTCCTCAACGTTGAGATTGTAGACGGTTCCACAAAACGGGATTTCTTTTGTACTGTAGATTGTCCCAAACATTCTACCATCTACCAATTTAATAACGTCCGTTGAAATCCTTCTTAACGGGCTTAGTGGTCTTTTGCAGGCTAGTATTTCTGGCTCAATGAGAGACTTTATCTCTTTGGAAGTCCACGACGAAAAGTTAATCTTCCATTGCTTTTTGTGACCATTCTGTCCCGAGTAGCCAATGAGTGAGCAAGCCCAACCACAGCGCATGGCCATATTGAAAATCTGGAAGGCTGCCTCTGGGCTAATCGTAGCAGATTGGATAGCGCCTGATTCTCTACGAAAACAGCCATCTCCCAAGAGGTATCCGACAATCACCTCTTTTTGCTTTTCTGGGGGAAGAAGCGTCACCCAAGAGGGCAAACGCTTCCCTTCTCTTTTCCGAAATTCTCTAAAAAAATAGTTCAATGGGATCGAACTACACCAAACTTCTAACCGTTTGCTGAGGTTTTAGACTCTCCAGCGTGTGCTCCGAGGCTCTTAATATAGCCAATCAGCCAGTTTCGGATTGGAAACTCCCTTCGATGCGATGCAAAGGCAATGCTACTGAGTCCCCGTGCGCCTTCGGCCAAATAATAGCCAATCATTCTGAGAAAATTCTTGTCAACAGGAACGAACCTCTTCATCTTATGCTGCGTTGGTATTTCCCGCATCGTCCCTTTAGCAAAAGCTGTCAACACTCCGTCGACTATGCGATAGCTCTCTGGCAACCCTTTGAAAAGGTCAACTCTCTCAGTTTCAATTTCTGCAGTTGCGGCGACAGAACAGGTCGCATACTTACCTTTCAAATTCAACTGCGACGACTCCCACGAAACCCAGTTCGGATCAGAATAGACTACCTTCTTCGTTTGCCTTCCCCTGGTATGGCGATTCCATCTCTTTTTTTTCGGTTGGTACTCGCAGGTTTTCCCCTTTTCGTAATAGATGAATTCCTTTTGCGAAAGCCAGAGTTTGTGTTCGGCTGTAACGAGAAGCGGTGGTCTTCCATAGGCCATAACTTCGATGAGTTTCTTGTCCTCAAAGCGGGAGCCTGTGTGGGTGACAGGCATAAATCTCCCCTTATGGGTTAGGACGAGTTCTCCGGCTCGTACTTCTTCTATCGGTTTTTGACCTGTCGAGGTAGTTACAAGCGTTCCCTCTGGAACGCAGTCGTCGAAGTGCCCTTCAAGTGCCTCTGCCTTGGCGTCATCGTCGTCCTTCTGAAAGAACGGAGCTTCCTCGAGGAAGTGCGTTGACCGGATCTCCCAAATCTGTCGGCGCAGCCAGCGAATCCCCCAAGTAATCATCGTTCGCCGCGTCTTGTAATTCGTCCACAGCCCAGCCTTATTGCTCTGAATTTTCGTGAAGCTGTCGAGATGCTTCCACCGATAGATGTTGCCGTAATTGAATTGATGAAGGAGCAGGCCGAGCGTTCCGTACCCAGGCCCGATGGCGTCAATCGCCATCATCGCTTCGTTGTACGCCTTCCCGACGAGGTAGCAGACGCGGGCGAACTCGTGACCGTCGATGTGCCCGTACCACTCAAACACTTGCTTGTCGGGAATCTTGAAGCCATATCCCATCTTGATAACGTGTATTACTGAGTAATCCCCTTCCTCTTCTCCCTCGGCGACATCGACGCCCGCTACATACCTCGCCCCTTCTTGCGGAGGCTCCCACATTTCCATTGGGTAGTCTTCCCCCAAGTGGTCGTCGTGGCAGATTTTGCAGTTCCGCTCGGCATGCCAGTTGAAGGCATCATCGAAGTAGCCCTTCTGACCCGGATGACAAGTCCGTTGGAGGTAGGCCATCACTTCGTCGGGGAAGACGATGATGCCCGATGCTTGAAACCCCTGTTCCGGCGTGATACTCATTTCCTGGTAGAAGTCGCGAAGTTCCTGCTTCCCCTGCGCGGCGGCGGTCTTCTTTTCTTCCTGATACCAGTAGAGTTGAGCGTCGTCGAGCAGGATCGGCGAATGATTCGGCGATCCACACTTCACACACGACTCGATTTCCCCCCAGCGCATCGGCAGCGGAGTTCCGCATTCGTCACACTGTGTCCATTCCAGGGAGTAGTTCTCACGAATGGCGATAGCCTCTTCGTCGGGCTCCCATGCTGGCGGCGGGTCGAGGCGCCGGTCCTTTTCGAAGAACGCTGGCACATAGAAGGGGAAGTACTCTGCGCTCAACCCCTGGCCGTCGAAGACGTGCCACATATTGTACCAGTAGCCCACCATGCCGCGAGGCTTCGACTCCATCGCGGCGAGGCACCCTGGCTTCTTCGCGAAGGCGTACTTCATGTCCTGAGAAATGATCTTTCGGGCGCGGTCGGAAGGCCAACTGCTTAATTCGCTGCCATGAAAAATATGTATGGGTTTCCCCTGACCAAATGCGGAAATCTTCGTGCAGCCGTTTGCGATGATCCAATTATTGAGCCCAGCCTTGAAGGAACGCTCATAGGGGTCCTTGTTCTCAAGAATCATAGCCTCTTTGAATTCTCGCGACTGCTCCATCGGCCGCATCCACCACGGCATGTGGTCCATGATGTAGAGCGAGATTTTCAGAAGGTGCTCAGCTTGGTCGGGATCCTGCGCGATGATCATCGAAATCTGGTTGGAAAAGAAAAGATTCTTCCAAGCGAGGATGGCCTCGACAACTGTGCTGATTCCTAATTGCCGTGCCTTATGCGTTATTATCCATGCAGGCTCTCCCTCTGCCCACATATTCTCGACGATGGAAAGGAAAAGTTCCTGTGCAGGCCAGAGATTGAAGAGGCAAGGAATTGAATCTTTGGTGTGTCCCAACCAGAAGTAGTTGTATGCGGCGTACCGGAAGTCGGCGCAGCACTTCCCAATCTCGGCGTCGATCCACTCAAGCTCCGACGAAGACAGCGCTTCCCACGGGTCAGCATCCTTGTCCTCGTAGAGGACCTGTTCCCGAAGATGGTTGAGTTCCTCAACCGCTGTGGCTATGTCAGACTCTTGATAAACCTGTACGAGTGCCATCCGGCCCGCTACTCTTCGTCGCTGCCTTCCACGGTTTCTGCGTCAATTACTGCGGTCGCTGCCGGAGTCGCTGAGTCAATCTTGGCGCGGTTCTTGCGCACCAATTCTTCGAAGAATGCAACACGGTGGTCGGCGTTCGGCCTCTTCTCGGGCGTTCCGCCGGGAATGTTGAACTGCTGCTGTAATGTCAACCCCTTACCCTTCGGGGCAAGGTCGAATACCTGCGTCGAGAGTTTGATCATTTCGGGGTCTTCACGTTCGACGCCTTCCAACATCTTCTGCACGATGAGCGGCACTCCGATTGGTGCAAAGCGTTCCTTCACGCTTCGCACGAAGTCGGGGAAGCTCTTGAACTCGATCTTGACGAGAGCCGTCGAAAGGCTCTTGAGGGCTCGCGTCGTGGCGCTGGCCTTCGATGGCTTGCCTGGAGCTACCTTGTACGCCACCTGTTCTTCGATGAGTTCAGGAAACCGCAGGACCTCGTCGGGGGGCTTGCCGCGGCGAACCGCGTCGCGAGTCAGCCGAATCGACTGCCCAATCATCTGCACGCTGATTCGCGGGAACTCGGAGCGGATTTCACCGATCGTCTTTCCGTCGAACGCCAAGCAGGCAACTTTAACGTGGCGGTCTTCGGGCGGCGGAAGGTTGGGAGCATCGCGTTCGCGGAGGATCTTCGTGCAGAATGGCTGTATCGGCATGGGTCACCACGGCAGGCCTGCACTACCACTATCGTCGGTCGTCAAAGTCTTCGCAGCCGGCGAAAGATAGAACGGCGAGACTGGCGCCTTTACCTCTGGCTTCGAAGGCACGATGAACTTGAAGTCGTGGGTAAACTCGAACTTCGGCAGGCAGTTTGAGCAATTCCCATCGAATCCTTTGCGTTGGCGCTTCTCGCGGTTGAATCGTTCGATGTAGGCTTTCTCTTCTTTGGTTTGTTGGGCAATCTCCTCTTTCGTGGGTTCAGATTGATTTCCGCCTATCGTTGTTATATACCGCAAAGCGAGGTTGCCGCTCGACAGCGTTCCTGACGAAGAGATGTTAATCCCAGTGTCCGTTTCTCCCACATAGTGCTTATCCGATGCCTCGGGGTCTGTGGGCTCGACGATGAGGTACTTGAGGGCGATGTGCTTTTGGGTATCGGCCCAATCCTTTTGGGCCTGCTGCAACTTGTCGTAGGTGGCCTTCGCCTTCATCGCGTCGTCTGGCTTGAGTGAAACCACGTAGGCTTCCTGCCCGAAGCCGACCAGCGAGAAAAGCAATCCAAACAATAGTCCTAAAATCAGGTTTTTCATATTCACCTCACTGCTGGATCAGAGATTCTGGGTCAAGCCGCTCTTGAAGCGACAGCACCCTGCTTCCGTCAGGGGCACTTTGCAGGTCCACGTTCGCCCGCATCCCACCCGGCGATGCGACGTTCCGCAGCATACCAGGATGGCCGCAAGCTCCCGTCGTGTCACCACATTGAGTCCCCACATCGTTGATTGGGTAAGTGCAGATCGTGCGGAGCCTCGACCTCGCTTCGTTGAGCTTCACTGGAGCCACGACGCGGGTCGGGTGCGGGTTTCTGGACTTCAGCGTGGCCTCAACGGATGCCTTCACGCCCTCGACGAACTCCTTCTCGTCGGGCAGGGTCGGCTCGCAGAACAGAAGCTTCTCGACGTGGTACGGGTTCGGCGCCCTCTCTTTATCGACGATCGGTTGGCCATCAGTGTAAACCACCTTGATGAACGCGGCGTCCTGATTCCTTCCCTTGGTGACCGTTCCCGCAAGCACTTCGCCAGTATCGAGTCTCAGGGCCTTCGGGAACTTCGCCACGGCATGGGCATAGAGTTCCTCGACATCTACTGGGGGGCCAGTGGGCACGATGATCCGTTGAGCCTTCGGCGGAGGTTTGGGCTTTACGGCCTCTATTTCCTCGGCGGTCGGAGCCACGATGAGGGACTTCGCTGCTGGAGTCGCCTCGCCTTGCTGTGGCTCCGACCCGTCCACCGAGACTATGCCCACGGCGACGAAGCCGCAAACGGGGCAGGAGAATTTGACCGAGGCATCGTTGCCAGAAAGTAGTGTCAACTTCTTTTCAAGAACTGTTGTCTCGCCGAGCGCCAGGCATTGAACGCATTCGCGAACTCCCGATACTTCAGTCCAGCGATAGTGCAGCATTATTCCGGCTCCTGGTTAACTGGGTCGTTTGCCATCGCCTTCTTTGCGAAGAAGCAGGCCGACTCCAGATGTGTTTTCGTAATCGCAAGTTCCCGACCTTCGGGAACATATGATTTCAGTTTCTTCAAAGTGTCGTTGAACAAGAAGGCGATTTCGTGTGCCTTCTTCAAACCCAATTCGTTCAATTTGTGAACTTCGAATAGTGGATCCAATTTGCCTCCTTTCTCCTCGATATAGTTCTATTTTTAACCGAGGTACGGAAACCGTCAGTGCAGTCCTGCACTAAACCGTCCCAACATTCTTCCCAAAATCCTTTACGTCAACTCCCCCAAGCGTTGTGGATTCTTTTCGCCGTTGCTCCATTTCCATTTCGTCCCCCTCGGTGGCGGGAGCGACGGACGCGCTGCGACGAACCCTTGGTGTCGGACTTCCGGCAGAAGGCGGACGCACGAGCATCCCTTCAAACTCTTCGACGGTCCCCGTAAGGTCCGTCACCGCCTTGATGTGTTGCCGCATGAGCCTGACTTCACCCTCTTGGAATTCCTTGAGTTCCGTCGAGACCTTGATGAGGTTGGCTGTGGCCGCCGGCAGTTGCTTCACCGGATCGACAAGGGCCGCGACGGACTCCGAGATGATGCGGTTGATTTTGACGAGCGCCCAGACCTGCCAAAGTAGAAGACCTCCGACGCAAAACAGAGCGACAAGAACCAGCGTGCAGAGGATTACGACTACTGCGATAAGGATGGGGTAAACGGGACTCATGAGGTTTTCTCTCCTTCGGAAGGTACGCTCTCAGGGAGCATTTTGTCAATCTTGAGTTCCTCATCTGGATGCGCCGAGCCCAATCTTAAAGGGTTGCCTCCAAACATCTCTTGCACCTTCGCAGGATCGATTTGGCCCATAACTTCTTTTGCCTTTTCCCAACTAATGCTGCCAGCCGATGGACGAATCCCCCTCAAGGGCGCTGGCGTGGATGCCGAATCGAAGTGCCAGCCGGTCAGCGTGTGGTGGGCATCTTGGAGCATTCGCATGTCGTCGATGCGGTCCTCGGGGCGCCGAGCCATCTGCAGGCAGGAGATTGCGTGCTGCACGGCACCGATGGCAAGGTCGGCGTGGACGAGGTAATTCAGGATCTCGGCGAAAGCCTGCGGGCCGGTGCAAAGCACTTGGATTCTTCCGATGAACGGGTTGTTCAACGACCCCGCCTCGATGACGGTCGCCGAATCCCTTGTGCGTTGGCTGAGAAGAATCTTTTTGGGTTCGATCATCGCAGCACCGCCTTCTCGTACCGCTTCTCAAGCCTGACCACCTTCTGGATTTTCCGAATCAGCATGTTGCGCTTGAGCGCGCTCAGATGGTCTAGTACCAGAATGCCCTTCAAATGATCTGTCTCATGCTGGATTCGGATTGCGTCCTCGCCTTTGAAGGTTTCAGTGTGCGGAGAAAGCTCTTCGTCGAGCCATGCCAACTCGATCTCAGCCGACCGAGTAATGACGAACTGGATTCCGGGAAGGCTGAGACAGCCTTCGGTGCTTTGGATGAACCCACCGCGGGGGTCGATGGAATCGCTGGTGAAGGTGATTGTGGGATTCACCAAAGTCAGGATGCCTCTCTCTTTCGTCCGCACGACAGCAATGGCAACTGTCATACCAATTTGATTCGCCGCAAGACCAACTCCAGCATACAGTTTCATAGCGTCTTGGAGTTGGCTGGAAATCTGAGAGGGCGTTTCGGTGTAGGGGATTGCTGGATTCCAAGCCTCGGTCGGCGTCGTGAGCATCCGGTTTGGGTAGCGGAGGATTTCGATCAATTGAATACCGATGGCGTGGGTCCAGAGTCTCCAGTGGCCGTTCCGGGTACCAAGGGAACTTTTAACTCCCGGGGTTCGATTTGCTGCTCGAAGTCGCTGCACATTTTCACGGAGCAATTCGATCCGAGCGGTGTGGCTCCGCCACGGGCGTGACAAACGGTCTGCGCCACTTGCCTTACGTTCATGCCCGAGTGCAGAGTCAACGGATGTACGCCAGGACTCTCAATTTCAATTCCCATGATGCGAGCGTGCGTACAGAGGAAGCAAATAGATTCAACCTTCATGGCTTTCAGCGTTCCTTGATTCTCGTCGGTCATCCGTTTCCTCCCTCAGTGCAGTCCTGCACTGCGCTCTCGTCGCATCTTCTCTCAGAAGCGGCTTGGAGTCAAGTCTTGTTTTTCCCGGCCCCAGACTTCTGCCCATTGGCCGATGTCGTTGACGATCATGGCTTCACCTTTGGCAGCACTGCAAGGTGGGCGTCGAGGGTGGCATGTGCTGCCTTGAACGCTTCCTGAAACATTTCCTCATCGAGGCAAGAAAGCTCAGCTATTGCATCCATGGTTTGCTTCCGTGCCTCCAGCACTTTCCCCTCCAGCCAGTGGGGGTCGGGCGAGAGCATCTGCATCCTCCGAGCAATCCAATCTTCGGTGCAGGGCTCAACACATCTAAGTGGGGAATCGCGCACAATGGCACATTCTTGGATGCACCTTTGCACCATCTCCGCCTGGGCCTCGGTGACGGCGGTATTGAGCTTTTCCATAATGAAGTGAAAGAAGTCTAATTCCTTCACTTTCCCATCTAATAGGCCAATGATTGCAGCATAGATTACGGATTCTTCCTTTGTAGGTTCGCTCATCTCTTTTCCTCCTCACGCAGACGGTGAATAAGGTCGCGTTGACACTCTGCGAGGGTCTCTGCAATGACAAGCGCGGCATTCCAGCCTTCCCACTTGTCTTGCCAGGGGTACCCATAAAAAACCTCTCCGTCAGACGTGGTATAGCGGTAAGGAGTGTGTCCGAACTTCTCTTGACACCACTTCTCAAACTCACTCATGAGGATCTCCTACCGCAGTTGGTAAATCGGCCATGCCTTGCACGCCTCAGTCATATCGTGCGTAATGTTGTGGCAATACGGACAGGGGTAGGTATGAACTCCTGCCTTTGCCGGGGGACCAGAGGCACAAAGAGGACATATCGCCTTTATCGCAACTGCGAGGGCGGCATTGCCGCCATCTTCGTAACCGCGCAAATAGGCTTGTGCGTCTCCTCCAGGATGCGGGGGACATACCGACTTCAAATAACGCTCGCAACTACTAAACATTTGCTTATTGAACTCATTCATGGGGCTCCTTAATAGGCCTTCCGACCTTTCTCACCCATCCAAACGTCAGCTTGTCAGAACTCCTCATCGCCCACCACTGGCGGTAATAGCTAGACCAGTAGGCCGGGATGTATTCGAAAATTTGACTGGGAGCGCCTTTCACCCAATACCACCCTGATTTTCGTTTCATGCCTCGGGCTCCTTCCCTTCCCTTCCTTCGCAGGCGGCATCAATCGGTTTCAGCCTGCCCAGTGGCTTCACTTTAACTGGGATTGTTCTCTCCACGGGGATGCTCCGGACTAGGACTTCAGTTCCGCAGGCGGCGAGGGCTTTTGCGTAAGCAGCCTTGAGAGGCCTCAAACCATCTGCCGAAGGTATTATATTCCGGTCTCTTTCATTAATCGTAAGCGCGTCTATGTACGCCTTTGCCGCCTCCTTTACCGCCCGCAGGCGCTTGAGTTCCTCCAGCAGGGCGGTGCCGGGGTTGCTATCATTGGTTTTGTAAAGCGCATCCTCACACCCAACGGCGCGGTAAGCGACCGCCATCTCCGCGCACGCCGCCAACGATGCCTCCAGATTGTCAATGAGAGTTTTCCGGTCGGCTTGCAGTGCTATAATTTCATCCCTGGCTATCTGTGTATCCGCTTCGGCCCGCTCAACCTGCTTGTGGAGGGTGGCGCAATTGGGACACGCAGGCACATTGTAACCACTCATGGCTGCCTCTTTCAATTCGCTTGGCTGCTCAAGAGATACCGCAAACGGAAAATCTTTTTTCATCTCTCACCCCCTGTGAGAAGCACTAAAGTTTTGGTCCCAACGCTCCCGGTATTAACTTAGAGGGCCTTCGCTTCTCAGCCATGCCCACAATCCACAACTCAAGATTATGTACAGCATCCATGCACCAACCCACCAGAAGCCGTCTTCAGCATGAAAGGAACTAACTTTCATGAGGAACGTGACTGCCTTCCCCATCAGGAAAACGAATCCTACCAACCAAGCAAGAAAAGCAACGGACATTTCAACTCCCACTAGAAAGCTTTTCATCTCCCTTACCTCCTCACGCTCTCGGCGCTCACACTCGTTACTCACCAGCGGCTCGGTGCATCCCCCGCTATTTCAACTGTGGTTGGTGTTTCGTCGTCAACGGGCATCACCGTCCTCTCGGCGGGGCACGGTACAACCTCAAGAGCCTGTCGATCTCAGCTGCTATCAAAGCCCCTGCCTTTTCCAACATTCTGATATCTGTACCGGGCTTCCACCATTTAGCATCCCACGGCCAATTCCAAGGAAGCACAGTTTGGTGCCCCGCTCCAAGAGCATACAGAGCACCAGCTTGGGCCAACTCGCGTCTAATGAGTGCGTCATCGTGGCTTGAAGACCATTTCTCAACGCGGATTTGTCGCCTGCGTTCCTTTGCAATTCGTTCAATGCCTGAAAGTTGTTTCATGGTTTACCATCCTCTCATTCAGCAGGGCAGGGGTGGCTAGGGAAACGCGCTTGGCCCCTAACTTTACCTGCCGTGGGTGGCACGAATCACCCCTGCCTGCCTTTCTGGCATCGTGGCCGACTTACCAGCGCCCACTCGGCAGTAGCGGTATAACTTTGGCGTCTGGTCTGGGACGCCGCACGGTGCCATTCTCAATCCTTCAGCGGGCGTGGCCGCCACCTTATCAGCGGACTGAGATGGTAGTCACTTTCGCTATCAACGTTCGCACGCCCGCCTCTGGCAACTCGCAGTCTCAGGAATCCCCAGGCCGCGTGCTGCCATTTTGGTGCCGCCGTGGGCATCTCAGCCCAGTCGACACTTCTGATCTGACTATAGAAACCGTACAAAGGGGCACGGCTAGTAAAGTCAGAAT